CCCCCGGGTCAGAAATCTAGCGGGGGTGTGCGTGTGTAGTTTCCCGCACACACGCTTGCCCCCCCTGGCCCCCTCTTGCCAACCGATGCTCACTCAGAGTAAAATTTAAAAAAACGGGAGTTACCACAATGGCTGGGAAGGCTTTACGCAAACGCATTTTGGCTGAGGTCGCCAAGAACGGCGGCGCTGAGTATATATTTGATCGGCTATCATCTGGCACCACGGTGACGGCGATGGCTAAGGAGTTTGAGTGCAGCCGGGAGTATTTGCGCAACAGTTTGCATACTGTGCCGGAGTATAAGTCGGCGATGGAGAGCGCGAAGTTGACGGCTGCTGATGCGTTGGTTGAGCAGGGTTTGGAGATGGTTGACGCGCTAGATGGCGGCAGCTCCACGCAAGAGATTGCTGCGACGCGCGAGAAGGTGCAGTGGCGCAAGTTTATGGCTGGCTCGTATAATCAGGAGCGCTACGGCAACCGGCCTCAAACCAATGTTACGATTAGTGTGAGCGATATGCACTTGGACGCGCTGAGGAAGGTCAATGCTGACATTGCACAGATTGATGCTGAGGACCGCCAGCGTGAGGCGTCGGCCATTGAGGCTGACTATGAGGATGTGACGGATGAGTGAAGCCAACCCGCTAGAAGAGTTTGTGCTGCGTTATCGCGATGACCCAGCTTTATTTGTGCATGAGGTGTTGGGTGCAACGCCGCATGATTATCAGGCTGAGTTTCTGCGCGCTGTTGCTGATGGTGAGCGCAAGGTTAGCATCCGCAGTGGCCACGGCACGGGTAAGTCAACGTCGGCCAGTTGGATTATGCTTTGGTTTGTTTTGCTGCGTTTTCCGAATAAGGTTGTTGTGACTGCGCCGACCAGCGGTCAGTTGTTTGATGCGTTGTTTGCGGAGCTGAAGCGTTGGATTAACGAGCTGCCGCCGCAGTTGAAGGTGTTGCTGACGGTTAAGTCTGATCGAGTTGAGTTGAACGCTGCGCCGAGTGAGGCGTTTATTTCGGCCAGGACTAGCCGGGCTGAGACGCCGGAGGCGTTGGCTGGGGTTCACTCGGAGAATGTGCTGTTGGTTGTGGACGAGGCTTCTGGTGTGCCTGAGAAGGTGTTTGAGGCGGCCGCTGGTTCGATGTCGGGCCACGCGGCTACGACGATCTTGCTGAGCAACCCGACGCGCTCCAGCGGTACGTTTTACGAAAGTCAGACGCGGATGGCTGACAGCTGGTGGACACGGCGCTGGTCGTGCATCGACAGCCCGCTGGTCAGTGATGAGTTTGTTGACGAGATGCGTGCGAGATATGGGGAAGAGTCAAACGCGTTTAGGATTCGCGTGCTTGGTGAGTTCCCGATGGCGGATGATGACACGATCATTCCGTTTCACTTGGCTGAGAGTGCAATTCATCGCGACATTGAGGTAACGCCGGATGAGCGGCCTATCTGGGGTTTGGACGTTGCGCGCTTTGGTACGGATAAGACGGCGCTGTGCAAGCGGTATGGCAATGTTGTGACTGAGATCACGTCCTGGCAGGGGTTGGACTTGATGCAGACTGTTGGCCGGGTGATGGCTGAGTTTGAGGGCTTGCCGCCCAGCGCTCGCCCGAAAGAGATACTGGTTGACAGCATTGGCGTTGGCGGCGGCGTTGTTGATAGATTGCGCGAGCTTGGCGCGCCTGTCAGAGGGATTAATGTTGGCGAGGCTCCGGCTATGGGTAAGACGCATATGAACTTGCGCAGTGAGCTTTGGTTTAAGACGAAGGGTTGGCTTGAGGATCGGTCGTGCAAGTTGCCGAACAACGATCAACTGTTGGCGGAGTTGACGGCGATTAGGTACAGCTTCACATCATCGGGCAAGATGAAAGCTGAGAGCAAGGATGAGATGCGCAAGCGTGGGTTGAAGTCACCTGACCTTGCTGACGCTTTGTGTTTGACGATGGCCAGCGATGCTGCGACTGCATTGTCTGGGTCTATGTCAACGTGGAGGCAGTCACTCAAGCGTAATTTAAAAGGCATTGCATGAAGCAAGTTCCGTTCCACAAGCTGTCACCTAGGATGAAGAATATCCGTATGAATCAATGGATTAAGACTTACATCGGCAAGGGTTTGAGTTTAGAGGAGGCACAGTTTGCGGCTCGCTGGCGCGCTGGCTATTGGAAGCTGTCTTCCCGCATGGAAAAGATTATGGATGATTTGGGTGAACTGTGATATTGCGAGGAATACACCCTGCGTGGCCTTTGTCAAACAAATGTGCTAATGTGCAGAAAAGCTAGAGGATGATGATATGACACCATGTAAAGGTTGCCCCACCCCCGCCGGATGCAAACGTGCTGGAACTTGCCTGTCAAAAAAATACGGGAAGTAAGTTTTGGTTGGGTTGCTATCACCCAGCGACTACGCTGGCTATGCTGAGGAAGGTCGTCGGCTTGCGGTTGACGTGCCGAATGTTACGCCGATGGACGCGGCTCGCTTTATAGCTGAGGCCACACCGATCATTGGTGACGCGATGGCGGCCAAAGAGATTTACGACGAGGCTACATCTGAAAACCCGAATTGGGCTTTAGTTGGCGCGCTTGGCGGCGCTGCCGTGTTGGGTTTGTTCCCCGGCATTGGTGACGCAGCTGCGAAGGCTGTTAAGTCTGGTGCGCGTGCGGCATTGGATCAAGTTCCATCTGATGTAATTTATGCAGGTAAGTCGCTGGCAGAGGGTGACATGCGTGGAGTGTTGGACGCTTTTGGTAAAGGCGGCGAAGCTCAAAGTTTAAGTGCCGCATCCAGCAATGTCCCTCGCCAGATGCCTGTCGGAAATGTTCTTGATGCGGTTGATAACTTAACTAAAGAGCAAATTGCCGCCGCCGTTCCATTTACGCGTAAATCTGGGTTTGCCGCTCCCCGACAGGGTGGCGGGCGTGCAAAAGACCCTGCTTTGTATTCAAATTTTGCTAAAACTAAGCAAACTGGGGTTGCCCCTAGTGATTGGTCTGTTTCTGGCCGCAGGCTTGCGTCTGAGGTTGTAGCACCCAAGTCAATGAGTGCAGAGGATATTCAGAAAGCTGGATTTACAGACCTTTTCGGTTTTGTTGCTGACAGCACTATGGGTGATACGGTTATTGATGAAGTTAATAATGTTCGCTTGCCCCGATCAGTTATGCAGCAAGGTGGTCACAACTTCGGCGATAATATAGACAACCGAGGTTTCGCGTCAGAGGAACGGGCATTAAAAACAAAAGAAAAAGTTTGGGATTCAGTTGCCCAGAAAGACGGGAAGCCTCTTGTCACACCCATGACAATGGGTACAGCTGGCGGCGACTTTAGTATGCACCAAACTATGACGATGGGTCAGCTGATAGGCGCGCTGGCCGATCAGATTGACCCTAATTTTGTTCCACTTCGCGGCGCAGCTAAGAACAACAATAGGTTTTTGCCAGAAGGTATGGGACTCTTGAGTCCAGAGTTGCCTGCATATCTTGCGAACTTAAAGGGTGGAGAGCGCGCGGCGTTTATGAAGTCTCTTGACACAAAGGCCGCCCATGACGCTGGTGTTCCGAGTGTTGGGGCTGTTCGTTGGGCTGCAACCGACCCAAACCTTGTTGACCCTCCAGCCCTTAGCAGCGGCTATCGCGCTTTTGAGCCACAAACGGGCGACTTCTTTGAATACGGCAATAAGCACGCATCATACGACGCAATTATTCCGCGAGTCGGCGAAAATATGACGATGAGCGGTCTTCGTCCTTGGTATTTGCAATTTCCAGACGCGGCTTACCCAAAAATTGTTGACTCAACGCCATTTGGTTCCAATATGTTAAAAGTTGAGGCAATGCCTAAAGACATTCGCGGGTTTCAAATGAATCCCAACATGCGTCAAGTAATTGATGACCAGTGGGTTGAGGTAAACATGATGTATGATGAAATATTAAAAACACAAGGCAAGGAGGCAGCTGATATGTATGCAGTTGACGCTATGTCGAACCGCGCGCTAATGTCGGGGAATTACTAATGGCAATCACAACTTACGCAGAGCTAAAGTCTAGCATAGCCAACTGGCTGAACCGCGACGATCTCACGTCGGTCATTCCTGATTTTATTAGTTTGACTGAGGCAGGCATTAACCGTGACTTACGGCATTACAAGATGGTTAACCGCGTCGATGCTACGCTTGATAGCCGTTATGTACAGGTTCCGGCTGATTGGCTTGAAACTTTGCGTTTTAGTTTGACGAGTGATGGCACGCGCCCGCTGGAGATGGCCAGCCTTGATGATATGATTAAATATCGGCAAAACAATTCAAACGCCAGCGGCGCGCCTAGATTTTACTCTCACGCTGGCGAAAGCATTGAGGTATTCCCGACGCCTGATGGTGAGTACGGTATGCAGCTTATGTATTACCAATCAATTCCTGAGCTTACTGATTCAAATACATACAACTGGTTGCTGCAAGACTCGCCGGACGTTTATTTGTATGGCTCGTTAATCCAAGCTGCACCATACCTGAACGACGACGCTAGAACGCAAACTTGGGCGGCTTTGTATTCGTCAGCAATGCAGTCTTTGCAAAAAGCCTCAAACGACACACGCTTTGCTGGCTCTGGCCTTAGAATGCGCGTGACTAGCTATTAACCTGAAACTGGTGTATAACCGCCGCAGATATATCTAACGGAGAAATCCATGTCCTTCACAAATACTTACGAAACACAC